TGTATATAATTCTTTTATTTTATCATTAATTTTATTCATTTGTTCTTGAGAAAGTGTAATTCCAGCTAAGACACCACTGGAGGTTTTAGGATCATAGATTCTCATTTTACTAACAGTGGTTATTTGATTAACAATAGCAATACTACCTTTCTTCATTTGGGCAATTTCTTTTTCAATTTTTTTTAAGTTATCTAATTGCTCAACGTTTTTATCGTGTCGAATATTCATTTCAGTTAATAGTTCTTTTGCAGTGTCCAAATTTTTTTCTGATTCAAAGATAAAGTCATCAAAGGCTTCGTTATTATTTTTAAAAAAATTTGCTTGATTAGAAGCTTTTTCGGCCATGGAAATAAGACTTTGAACAGTTTTCATCGTATTATTTATTTCTTCGTGTTCAGCCAGTATAGCTTTAAAAGCGACATCATGTTTAAATTTTAATAATTTATATAAATCATTTCCAAGAAAGACGCTATTTTCATGAATTTCTTTTCCAGTTTTTGCAGAAGTTAAAGGAATAACAGTTACGACGGGAGAGTTATGTGCATTATGGTTATCAAGAACAATTGCATAATGGAGTCCTCCATATTCATTTCCAATGTTAAATCCAAAATTTAATTTAATAATATTGCCTCGTTTATAGACAATGTTTTTAGTTGGATTAAATCTTTCTTCATAATTGATCATGCGAACATAATCCTTAAGCCAGTAAGAAATTAAATTAGCTTTTTTCAGATGGTTGCCAGAAGGATCATTTATGTAATATTCTAGTTGCTTATTTAAAGCACGGATTGCTGACTTTTTATTTTGAATTACATTCTCTTTCGTAAAAGGTTTAGACAATGCAATCACCTCCTCATTATATTTTCAAATTCGTTTGTCAGACTCTGACAAAATAAATTTATTTCAATCTCAATCGAATCAATTCCTCACTATACCCAAGAGCCAAAGCGATCTGATTCGTAGTAAATTCCTGAAATTCAAGGAAAACCTCGTCATCGATCAGAAGCTCCGTTGCAAACTTATTCGCCTCAATCTCCATCTTACTGATCAAGAGACCAGTGCGTTTTCGTAAAAATGGAGTATTAGCATCAGGGTGCATGATCGCATGACCTAATTCATGGGCGCATGTAAATAGCTGGTCATGTTCGGAAAGATCGTGATTGATGTGGATCTGCTTCATGCGCAGCTGCTTATTATAGTATCCGCTGATACTTCCCAATGGTTCAAATATAACCTTTATTCCTAAATGCTGAGCAATGTCAAAAGGATTATTCGTGCCATATTTTTTCTTTAATGATCGTGTTTTTTTACGAATATCCAATGAATCACTTCCTTTTATTTTTTATCCCTGTATTTCTTTGGTGTGAACTTTTGCTTAGCATTGATTTTTGCGATTGTGATACTGTTCTGGAGGCTTGCTTTTAATAATTCTCTTGTCTGGTCATCAAGCGGTTCTCCAGAGAACATCAATCCATCTTGATCAGATTCTAACTGATCGAGAGTCTGCTCCAGGCGTTTGGCAATATCTTTTTCATCTTTTTTGTTTAATATAGTAGAAGACTGTGATTCAGGTTCTTCCCATCCCATCAAATAAGCAGGGGATACATGGCATAAATTAGCAACAGCCTCTATTTTATCAGATGGTATATTTGTAATAAGATTATTTTCATATTTATATAGAGTTTGTTTAGATACATTTATTTTTGTTGCAAAGTCTATTTGACTCATACCAGTTTTTTTTCTTAGTAACTGTATTCGTTCGCCAACGGTCATCACTTCATCTCCTTTCTGAGTAACTTAATATTATCACAAAAATGTTATAAAATCAATCAAAAATATCTTGACAAGTTACTTTTGAGTGTTATAATAGGAGTAACTTAAAAAATTACGGAGGTGAGAAAGTGATTAGAATAGATAAACTTCGTGGAATTATATCTGAAATAGGCATGTCACAGTCAAATGTGGCACATCTAATTGGAATTACACCAAAGACGTTTTATGAGAAAATGTCAAAAGGTGTTTTTGGAAGTGATGAGATCGAAATTATGATTAAAGAACTTCATATAGAAAATCCGATGGAAATTTTTTTTGATTTAAAGCAACTTATAAAGTTACTTATGTAACAGGGAGGTGAGGAAGATGCAGGAAAAATTATTTGAAAAAAGAATGGAAGCAGTTAACTGTGCAAAAGAAAATACTCGCAAGAAATTTCATACAGCCGAAGAGATAGTTGAGTTATTGAGTGATAAAGAATTTACAATTTCGGATGTAAAAAATGTGTTAGAGATTGTTTATGACATGGCAATGAATAAAGCAATATTAAAATAAGCTGAATCTTTAAAGAAACAGCTTACTTTAATACGAAAATTATTGATCATCGGACAGAATATCATAATTTTCTAAATCATAATATGCAGTTTCAAATGCTTTTAATAAAAAAGGAACTTCATCTAAGTACTCCGGATGGCTAATAGGTGAACTTGATGTAATTTCATTATTTGCAAGAGCATGATCAAACTTAGATTTTGCATATAACAATGCAAGATCATATCTAACTTTATTTAAATCCATGCAACAATATCTCCTTTCGTAAGACTCGGGCATGGCAGTGCCCTGTAAGTAAATTATACGAAAAGAGCTAAAAATTGACAAGTCAACGAAATGACAGGGAGGTGAGGAAGAAATGCTAACAAAAATTTTAACAGGTATGACTGTTATCTTGTCAGTGGATAGTTTTGTTACATCACTGAGCATTAAAGTCTTATGCCAGCATCTTTTAAAGAATGGAATGAGCGAGCCGACAAAACAAGAAATAAACGCCTACCTAAGAGAAATCGGCAGGCGCAGGGTTAAAAGATTAAAAAAACATTTTGGGATTGATAAGAGATGAAAGAACATTAGAAGCAACTTGTGCAACTACTTCTAATGAAGCTGATCCAAGTCCTTGGCATATTTTTTTAGTTTTATCAAAAACCTTTTGTGAAGAAATATTACTTAAAAATTCATGCCCCTGAAATGTAAGTTCATTTACAGAGTAAATACCAGGCGTAGTTTTTTGAGTCATTTGTACTGTGGTGATATCCAGATATCCAGCTTCAGATAATTTTAAACAAGTGTATTCAATCTGATCGCTTGAGTAATCAAGTAGATCATGCAAGTTGCTAATGGTATAAGATTGACCGAAACCTTTTTGCTCAACAGCCATAAGGACATCTCTGACACAATCAATATCTAATCTCATAGAAGAATCTCCTTTCGTAAGACTTGGGAATTGCCGTTCCCTGTAAATTAATTATACGAAAAGAGCTAAAAATTGACAAGTCAACAAAATGACAGGGAGGTGAGGAAGATGACGGAAGAAGAAATAAGAAATCGAGGTATCCGATGCGCATTGAGACATATGCATTCTTTGAGAGTGCAGGCTGCTGGTGGGAAAAAGGCAGATTTCATAGAGCCCTGTCAGCAGTGTGGAGAATTTGATGTCTGTGAAGCAGATTGGTCAGAGACTACAAAATTGATCATGAAAGAATCAGGATATCTTGATTGCGATTAGAAATTTAAGAGCACCGAATAAATCGGTGCCACATAAATCTATAAAGATGTTGGAGCTGATAGAAAAACAGGACATTTTTTCTGCCCATATGGACAGGCAGAAAGTTTAGGACAAATAAAATCAGACTTTTTAAAGTGTTTAGTTAATGTTCCAGTCATGGGAACTTCTTGATACAAAACTGAAATTTCCATTTCAGAATTTGTATGAGGACAAAGATTTTTAAAACGTTTTGTTTTCATTGTGAATTGTTTCCTTTCATTAAACTCGGGAAGTGCGATTCCCTGTAAATTAATTATATGAAAAGAGTTAAAAATTGACAAGCCAACAAAATGACAGAGAGGTGAGGAAGATGGATAGTGTACATGAAAAAAGAATGAAGACAATAAAAAAAGCACAAGAAGATTATCAAAGAAACAGACAGATTGCAATGGATGTAGTTGATTTTCTAGCAACAAAGGAACTAGCAATTACAGATGTGAAAATGGTATTAAATAAAGCTTATTTATATGCAAAAGATAAAGCGGTATTGAAGTAGGTTGGAGGTGGGAAAGACGAAATATATACATATTCCAGGTTTTGTAATAGTAGGAGTTCTTGTTTTAGAAATATATACACTTATCAAATCATGGAAAGACATAAAAGAAGAAGATCCCTTAAAAGACATAAAAAGAGATCTTCTGATCCAAAAAGCACTAATATATGCAATCGTGATGACAATATTTTTATCTGGAACTTTTAGTTTTGGGAATTAGATTTATTTTGCTGGATTCGAAGTTCCTTATCCTTTTGATCCAGTTCACGGTCTTTTTGATCTAGTTCGCGATCCTTTTGGTCCAATTCACGATCTTTTTGTTCTAGTTCTTTTTGCTTATATTTTTTATCAAATTTCAGTTGCTCTTTAGCTATTTTATTAGATTCAATCTGAATTTTATTGGATTCAGCTTGGAGCTGATTGGAGATAAAACCATTATATGTATTTACAGCTAAAAGAATTAAATTCAAAATTGCGATTAATGTATTTACTTTGATTGTTTTAGTTTTGGATGAGCTGTTTTCAAAAACAGGAGTTGGATCTTCTAGGTTTTCAGAAACTGTATCCGCAAAATCAATAGGGACAGCAACATGATCATCATCAAAAACAAAATCTTCAATAGTATAGGTTACTGGATAGCCTGCGGAAGAAAATAGTTTTTGAGAAACAGTTATTAATTCTATAGCTTGTTGTTGAACAGAAGAAGTATATGTATTTTGAAGTTTCTGTATACTTTTCTGCAAACTACGGATAGAAGAACTGTTTAAATATGTATCTATTATGCATGCTGAAAGTTTAATTGATGGTGTAAGCATAGATTTCTTAAGACCAACAGGTACAGCATTAGAATTTAAAACAGCTATATATTGCATTTTGCGAGCAATGGATTGATCAGCAAAAGCTTTTGCATAAAACTTAGAATATTTATCAAATGGTTGTGTGAACTTTTTGTATGAATCTAAAGTTTTTTGAATAGCTAACAATTCATTGGAAGACATAAATTTTTTATCGTATTTCATAAGAATCTCCTTTCATAGATACTCAGGTATTGCAGTACCCTGTATCTAAATTATACGAAAGAGATAAGAAATTGACAAGTCAACGAAATGACAGGGAGGTGATGCGAGTGTATGAAAAAGCATTTGAAACACTAGAGGTAATCAAACAAGAGACAGAAAAATGCTATCAAGAACTAAAAAAAGAATGTAAGACATATAAAGAGCTTGAAAAAGCAATACGGGATATTGAATGGTATGGAGAATATGGTGGTGATTTTCTTGTAGAGCTATTGCGCTATAAGATGGAAGAAGAAAAAAGTAACCTGCACATTATTAAGGAGTGAGAGCAATGTACCTGGAAGAAAGAGTTGAGTATCTGGAAAAACAAATCGAAGAACTCAAAGAGCAGAAGAAAAATGAGTTGTATTTATCCCCGGCACAATTTGCCGAGAAGATGAGCTGTTCAAGATCAATGGTAACAAAACTGGTACAAAACGGAGAAATCGAAGCACTCCGATTAGGAAAGCTGATCAGAATCCCAATGAGCCAGTTTGAAGAAAAAGAAGGAAGTAAAGAAGCATCCTGGAAGGATGTTGTGTTCAAAGGAGCATAAAGTACCAGAAGATAGGAGGTATAAGATGAACCAGGCAAAGCATGAATTGATAAATGATAAATTAGCAACGGCAGTGGTAAAGGCAAAGACAGGAAGATCAAAAGCTGGAGATGGAACGACGGCAAGGGCATTTTTAGAAGTTGCTGCCATTTACTTAGATGAGATTACAGAGGCAATAGGAACGGTAAATACGTTGTCAGAAGCTATTGCTGTTGCAGTATTGAGATATTTAAATCGTACAATTACAAAAGAGATGGACGAAGAAGATAAACATATAGCTGATACAGTGGAAGGAATGCTGAATGAACAAGCAGTAACTATTAGAACAAAAATTATGAAGTAGCTTATAACACGAAAGTGTTGTTATAAAACCAGATAAATACCTATCTTTCGAATCTGAGATAAATTTAGATACATAGGAAGGTAGAAAAGCAACATGTTTATATTTTTATTTAGAGCAGCAATGATTGTAATTGCAGTTATATTGATCATAGCCGGATGCTTTGATCAATATGGGGAATCAAGAAAATCAAAGAAAGCAGCATTATTAGGTATTATTCCGTTAGCTGTATTCTTATTGAGTATGTGCATTGTATATGTACCAAGCAACAATGTTGGTATCAGATGGTCTGCTGTTGGTGGAACATCTGACAAAACATTGAATGAAGGAATTGCGATTAAAAGCCCGATTGATAAGGTATTTCTGATTCCTACAACAGTAGAAGAAAGAACGATCAAGAAGGTCAATGTTCAGACCAAAGATGCTCAGTTTGTAACATCAGAGGTGAATGTCAAATTCCGAGTTAACCAGAAGGATGCATTTAAGGTATACAAAAGATATACAACACTGGACAACCTGAAACAAAATATCATCAGCAATTATGCTCAGAAATCAATTGAGACTGTAGTTACTCAGTACAACGTCATAGATGTTTTGGGAGCCAAGAAAAATGAAGTTTATAAGATGGCAAGCAAAGATCTTCAGGAAATGTTGAAATCAGAAGGTGTGGAATTAATCCAATTGACCATAAAAGATATGAACGCAGGTGATGAGATTGAGAAAGCGATCGCAGATGAAGCAGTGGCGAAAAAGAGAGTTGAGACAGCAGAACAAAACCGACTGAAAGCAAAGAAGGATGCTCAAACAAAAGTAATTAATGCCAAAGCCGAAGCAGATGCGAACAAGATTCTTGAAAAACAGCTGACAAATAAAATTTTGGCACAGCAGTGGATCAAAAAATGGAACGGAGAAGTTCCAAAGGTCAGCGGTGACAATAAATCAATGATTAATATTGGAGAGTTGATGAAATAATCCAAGGTTAATTGAAATACAATCAGATAAATGAAAAGAAAGGTATTTATCTAAATTTTTAGTAAACCAAGTTAATGGCAGATGATTCTTTGAAGTGACCAGAGAAAGCAGAAAGACTTTGACTATCACTCAATGATAGGACCAGCAAATATCCCTACAATTATCAATATGAACTTTTATTATTAGTAACCAGAAAACGAAACTCCATAAGTATTTATTTTAACAATTACATACAGCTGGTCACTTCAAAGAGTCATCTGCTAAAGAAAGTGTAAAGGAGAAATGAAAAATGACAAACGAAAAACAGAAAGAAATGATTAAGAAGATTTTAGAAGCTACGGTTGACGGTGCGCCTGCGAAATCACTGGATGGTTATCGTGAAGTTGCAGTGGAATATGTAAATATGATCAATGAAGTTATAACACCAATGAATCCATTTACGGCACCACTTGCTGCAGCAGCTTTAGGGTTTATGAGAGATATTGTGATGAAAGAACTGGATAATCAAGGTAAAGAAGTAGTGAAAAGTATTGAAATGCTTTTAAAAGTATCTACCAGATCGGAAAAAGTACCTTATCACAAATAAAAAAAGGCACTCTGATGAGCACCCTTCCTGCGAAAATCCGCAAAATATATTTTTTCAAACAAATTAATTATACCATTATTTGCGGATTTTTTCAAGGGAACAGCTTATGAAAAGAAAGTATACAGACAACACAACAGATTTTACAGAACCATTTTGGGATAACCTCTGTCCGGTATGCAAGAAACGATTTTGGTCGGTTTCTTTGGATTGTGCATGTCCAAAGTGTGGGAATTATGATCTGTATGTGTTGAATGAATCAAAACACTTGAAGCATGATGCAGAAGAACTTAAGAAATTCCATAGAAAGATAATGGAGGATAAAGAATATGAAGGTAATAACAATTATGAATTATAAGGGCGGAGTTGGAAAGACCGCCACAGCAGTCAATCTTTCTTATAATCTGAGTGAAAGAGGGTATAAAACCTTGCTGATCGACTGCGATCCTCAGGGTAACGCATCCTATTTTTACGGAAAGTATGATGAAAAGAAAAAAGGCTTAACAGGAGTTCTCCAGGGAATGTATACCTTGGAAACTGCGATCAGAAGAACAAAATTCAAGAATCTGGATATTGTTCAGGCTGACCGGAAATTAGAATTTGTTAAGATCTACAGTCCGATCGAACTGAAAGACCAGATTCATCAATTGGGTGAAGATCGATACGATTATGTGATTTTAGATTGTCACCCAACATTTGAATTATATACAAAAATTGCATTGGTGGCAGCAGATCTTTGCGTGGTTCCAGTGAAACTCGATCAGAACAGCATCAATGGACTTGCTTTTTTTGACGAGCACTTTCAAGACATATTAGATCTTGCTCCAAACTGTGAGTATAAAGTATTAATTACACTTTGGAAGCCAACAAAAGCTAATAAAATTGGATTAATTGATTTGGTAAATAGACACCAGTATCCGATATTTAAGAGTCTTATTCGGGATTGTGCATCTGTAAATTATTCTACATATCGCAGAATGCCGCTAAGAAAATGCAGAAGTACAAAGAATGCATGCCTTGACTACAATGATTTTACGGATGAATTGATTCAGGAGGTGCAGTAAATGGATATGAATGACATTTTAAAAAGCATCGGGCAGAAACAGTCACAAGAGAAAAAGAAGTCAGCTCCACGAATCCAGATGATTCATTATACCAAGTTAAAACCTAGTCCGGATAACTTTTACGACACAGAAGGAATTGAAAAACTTGCCGCAGCAATCAGAATCGCAGGAGAAATTAAGAATCCGCTGCGTGTTCGAAAAACAGATATAGATGAATATGAAGTGAACGAAGGACACCGTAGGAGACTGGCAACAATTTATAATGTGGAACAGCTTGGAATAAAAGAGTTTGAATTTGTTCCGTGTGTTGTGGAAGACACGACAAGTACGATTGGTAAATTAAATCTGATCTTAAGTAATTCCACGCAGAGGGAAAGAACCGAATACGAGAAGATGCAGGAAACAGCGAAGCTTAGAATCTTATTAGAGCAGTATGCAAAAGAAAATGAGACAAAGATACCATCGATGGATATGAGAAAGATGATATCAACAATTTTAGGCGTTTCAGGAACGAAAGTTGCGCAATTGGAGAGTATTAACAGGAATCTTGTGGATGAAGCAAAAGAACAGTTTAAGGATGGAAGTATGCCAGTATCTGTTGCAAATGAAATGGCAGGACTACCGGAAGAGATACAGAGAGATCTATCAAAGCAGGAAGATATTAAATTATCGCAGGTAAAGGAGATTAAGGAAGATTCCAAAGAAAATGCAAAGATAATGTGTAAGTATGATAATTCAAAGAACTGTCATACGAAGCTGATCCAGAGACAACAGGAACATTTAGATACAAATGGACTATGTTCTGGTTGTTGTAGATTGTGTGATCATCCAAGTAACTGTCGTTATAGGTGTGAAAATACGCCATTAGGATGGAAGCCAACACAACAGCATTGTGAGTATGTTTGCGAAAATGTGTTAGAAAATAAAAAGATATCAGAAAAGGATCTGGAAAGTGTAACGTTTACGTTCCAAGACGTAAAGACAACGCTTAGATATATCAATCAACAGATTTCAAAAACCAAGATGAATGACAAAGAAACAATCGTCAGATTAAAAGTAATATCTGAGTCATTAAAAAAATATTTGAAAGAAATGAAGGTGGTTACTGATTATGGCAGGTAGAAGAATGGTAAATATCCGGATCATTGACAGTGACAATTTTCTGGAGCTTCCGTTATCGACACAGGCGCTGTATTTCCATTTGCTGTTACGTGCGGATGATGATGGTTTCATTAACAATCCAAAACGAATACAGCGCATGATCGGAGGGAGTGAAGATGATTTTAAATTACTGATCGCGAAGCAGTATATTCTCACATTTTCATCGGGAGTGATCGTGATCAAGCATTGGAGAATGCATAACTGTATCAAAAAAGACAGATATCACGAAACAGACTGTATTAATGAGAAAAATATGCTGTATTTGAATGAAAATAAGACCTATACGTTTGAAAAACCGCAATGTATCCAGAGTGGAGACAATTCGGAACCAGAATGGAACCCCAGTCTAGGTAAGGTTAGTCTAGGTAAGTCTAGTATAAATAATAATATACTGCCGGAGCAAGCCGGGCAGCAGAAGCAGGAACAACAAAAACTGGAGAATGATAACAAAGATTTTGAACAGCTCTATCAGGGGGCAAGAGAATATCACATGCCGTTGAAGGATGGCGGTGATTACGTGGTCACTGAGAACGACATTGAGAGATTTGAACAACTCTATCCAGATCTTGATATCCATGCAGAGATGAGAAAAATATATGCTTGGCTGATTAATAATACCAAGAAACGAAAGACAAAACGAGGTATGCCTAAGTTTTTGAACGGTTGGATTAATCGGTCATATGTCCAGTTTGTCCAGGAACCAAAGGCACGAGCTAATGCTCCTAAGCCACAGATACAGCACAATTTCACACAGAGAGATTACGACTTTGATGATCTGGAGCAACAATTACTGAGAAAGCAGCAGGAGGGAATGTGATGGCAAAGAAAAGACAATATGCAAACTCAAATCCAGTAAGGTTGAATCCAGTAAGTTTTGAGATGATTGAAGAAAAACTGAAAAAGATAAAGCCTGGAAGAAAGATAACGATTTTTGTACCAAGAAAATTGACACAAGACAACAAAGAACGATACAGAGTAGTAAAAGGCGAAGTCGCTGCGATCTACAGCAAGATGGTTCATGTTTGTGTTAAAGCAGGAAGAAGTGCTTACAACGAATGTTTTTTGAAAACAGATTTGTATCGATGGCAGTTTAACGTGAAATAAACGAAAAAAGAGACAAGAACTTACGAGAAGTCCAATGCCTCAGAACAAGTATAACACATTCAGGAGGTATTGAACATTGGAAAATGAATTTGAAAAGGCAAAAAAATTTTTGAAAAAGATCAGATGGATCGACAATGAAATTGATGCATTGATTGAAGACAAGAAAAGCTATATGGACCTTGCAACAAAACGGACAAGCACCTGGGATGGATGTGGAGTACATAATTCAGGTTGTAAGGACCAGATGGCAGAAGTGACTGCAAAGATTGCTGACATTGAGAATGAGATCTGTGCAAAGATTGACAGATTGTTGGATTACAAAAAGAAAGTATCGAAAGTGATTGAGCAGATCGAGGACAAAGAGTGTCAAAAGATTCTTGTGTTAAAATTTGCAAGATATATGCCGATGGTTGATATTGCAGACAAAATGAATATGGACCGAAGTACGGTTTATCGAAAGTATAACAAAGCAATTAAAGCAGTACAGGAGATTTTGTCAGAGTTTGACAAAGAAAAACAGTGATGAAGAATGATCTGACGGCTTAGATCTCTGCCTGATATAACATGTAAATTATTTGTTGTTCTGCCAATCGGTGCTATATGTTGGATTCGGGCAGAGATCCAAGCCGTCAGGCTTGACACTGGATGTTTTATATACCACACGAGACAATTAAATAAAGATCCAGTCGCAATATAACTCATAAGAAACGTAAAAACTAATGCAGGAAATGCCCGGCTTCGGTCGGGCAGAAAGGAGCAATAGAAATTATTAAAATGATTTATAATCGATACGATTGAGGATAAAGAGTGTTTTCGATGCCAGAGGAATAAGTGAGCAGAAATAATTATTAAAACAAAGGAAAACACATAACGATTAATAAATACAAATAAAAGCATTCTACAATAAATAAAAGAGAACCACAACATATAGTGATTCTTTTTTATTTATTTACTAGATGTCGTCTAGCGAGAATTCTTGAAAAAGTGTATAATTATATAAAAAACAAATGATAGTTGGTGAGTAGATAGTACCATGGGAGTGAACGCACCAGAGGAAATGAGATAATAAAGACACAACAAATGAAAATAAGCCAAGGTGATCGTCATTGGTTAGGAGACGGAGCATATTTTTATAAAGAATGTGCATATGCTTATAGATGGATACATCTAATGTGTGAAGAAGTAAAAGGGAAAGATTTTCAAGAAAAAGATATAATAGAGAATTACATGATTTTGCAAGCAGATATAAACTTACAAAAAGAAAGATTGTTTGATTTAGATAACCCAGAACATAATTTTGATTTTAATACCACAAGAGAAATTTTGGAAAAAGAATTAAGTAAGTCAGAAAAATATACACACAAAAGAATAACTGATGGAACAGTGATAAATATTATGTTTAAAGAGATGGGATATCAAGAACAATATGATGCAATTCAATATTATTTTGACACAGATGTAAAAGGCCATACAAATTCAAAAATAAGATTACGAGAATATCAATTATGTGTAAAAAATACAGAAATAATACATAATATTAGAGAAATTTCAAAAGAAGATTATGAAGTAGAAAAAAATGAGAAATTTATTATTCAATATGACACATATAAAGGGAAAGGAAAGAGATATGATGACAAGACAGGAAAGGAAAGAACGTATCAAAAGTTTCTTTCAAAGTCTAACACCAAAAGAACTAGACGAAATGCTAGAAAGAAATGGGATTGATAATGTGGAAACCAAAGAGGAATCTTTGTACTATAAAGCATATTTAGATGTATCTAGACGTTATAAGAACACAAATAGGAAAGGTAATGAAGATTATAGTAACAGCAGTAATTTAAATAAGGCAGCGTGATTATGAAAGAAAATGTAAATAGTATATTTAAATTTGAACAATATATAGTGAAATCAATAGATTTCAATTATAATTTAGATTCAGATGAAGAAGATTATGAAGTAGATTTTTCTGTAAATCCTAATTTTATCACAGTGGGAACAGAACATTTGATTGTTGAATTGGAAATTAAAGTGTTTGATAAGCCAGATAAAGCATATCCTTTTAGGTTGAATGTAGAAATGGTTGGATTTTTCGAATGTGAAAATTGCGAAGAAAATGATATAGAAGAGTTTAAACCGAATGCGGTAGCGATTTTATATCCATATGCTAGAGCACTTGTTACTTCAATTACGGCAAATGCAAATACAAATCCTATGATTTTACCGACAATTAATACAAACAAATTATTAAATAAGGAAAATGATAAAAAATAAAAATGAAAGAAGATGTGAAAATTTCATCTTCTTTTATTTTTTATGTTGACATAGTGTACACACTATTGTATAATATAAGTATGGAAGGAGGAAAAGCTAATGAAAAAGAAACAAAAGAAAAAGCTTGCAAAGTTGATTATCAAAGCAATAACAGCAATAGCCCTACTGATTAGTGCGATAGCTCAACTTATACAAGCCCTTAACTAATAAAGCCCTATTAGTTAAAACAACAGAGGAAAGGGAGAGAAATCTCCCAATCCTTTGTAACAATAGTATAACACACATTAGCTTAAAAGAAAAATGAAGAAGATAACATTTTACGACATGGTACTACTGTTTGCGATCGTGCTACAGTTTGGAGAGAGAAGTATTTACACAAGTTTGATATTATTGTTCGCATCAATACTTGAACTGATTGACGTACTTCCGAAGATTGTGAGGTTGATAAAACATGGAAAGTAAAGCAAATCCACAGACAAAGGCAAGTGCAAAGTGGAATAAAAAAGCAGGATATGTAGCCAAGAGTTACAAGTTAAAAAAGGATACAGTGGAAGCGTTTGCAGAAGCATGCAAGACGGCAGGGGTAAGTCAGGCAGGTCAATTGACCAAAATGATGAATGATTTTATTCAAAAAGTGGAAGAAAATTAAAAGATGCGACACTTTGCGACACTTACATGTGTTATTATGGCATTGTAAAGAAATGAATAAAGAGGAAAAAGCACATTGGACAGATTCTGATGTGCTTTTCTTATGCCTAAAAGAAGGTGAAAGAGATTGAACACTGTACAACCAATCAGGGACATGAATACAGTTATGGACATTGCACGATATCTGAAACAGAATAACGAGAGGGATTATGTGATGTTTACAACAGGAATTTATTCAGGGTTGCGAGTGTCTGATATTCTGAAGCTTCGTGTCAAAGATGTTCGTGGGAAAGATTACATAGCCATGAGAGAAAAAAAGACAAAGAAAGAGAAGCGTTTTATCATCAATAAGAATCTGAAAAAGATACTGGAAGCGTGGACACGAGGGAAAGATGATCTTCAATATCTTCTTGAGAATCCAGTAACACATAGACCGATCAGCAGGCAAAGAGCTTGGGAAGTGATGAGGAATGCAGGAGAAGAGTTTGGAGTTTATAATCTAGGAACACACACCATGAGGAAAACATTTGGTTATCATATGTATCAGGCGACACATGATGCAGTGATGTTGATGAAATTATTCAATCATTCAGATATTCATGTAACGCTCAGATATATAGGAGTTGAACAAGATGAAACAGATCAAGCGATTTCAAAATTGGATTTTGGCGTTTGATTTTTCTTTTTGTACAGAAAAGTTAACTCAAATTTGTTGTGTAAAGTTACATGACAAAAAATAAGGTACATTTATAAGAAAGAAAAAAACCTTTGCAAGTTTACAAAATTATAAGATATGTCAAGTCAAAGAGAAAAATAAAGCGGAATTAACTCAGCGGTTAGAGTGGTGATCTTATAAATCACTGGCGGTTGGTTCGACTCCAACATTCCGTATTCATCCAGGAGATGTAACAGTCAACTAAGGCAAATAGCCATACTTCATTTTTGTCAGAGTCTGACAAACTTCTGGATGTTATAACGTGGTAGTTGTTAGGAACAGGAGCATTAAAAAATAAAAGAATGTTGCTTGGTCATTCTTTATCCTCCTTTCACAAAAAATGTTTATTTATAGTTGCAGTCAATAAGTTAATTAATTGGTACATGGGCGCAGCTCCTTCAGGTTCGATTCCTGATACCACGGTTTTGTCAGAGTCTGACAAAAATATAAAGCAAAGCAGAGTAGAGCAGTGGTAGCTTGTCAGCCTCCTTAGCTGAAGGACGGTGGTTCGATTCCATCCTCTGCAATTTAGAGAAAGGAAATAATGTATGTTGAAATCATGTCAGTATTGTGGTCGTATTCATCCGAAGAATTATGATTGCGGTCGCAAGCCGAAAAGAATTAAAAGAGATACAAAGGCTTATAGGTTTCATAGAACGCAGGCATGGCAGGATAAGAGTATAGAGATTAGAAGACGAGATCATTACTTATGTCAGTGCTGTATCAGACTCATGCATGGAACAATGAGAAAACATAACTATGATGATTTATCAGTCCATCATATTGTACCGATCGCAGAAGACTATGAGAAGAGATTGGATGATGATAATCTGATTACTGTATGTGGTTATCACCATGAGATGGCAGAGTCAGGGCAGATAGACAGACAGGCACTGCATGAGATCGCAAAGGAACAGAATGAAAAGAGAGAGATGCAGGGCTGAGCGAGGGTGTTCCAAGGTATCCCCCCGGGATTAAAATTTTGAAAAAAGGAATGCCGTCCAGACCGACGCCCCATCTTTCTTTACAAAAAATTCCCACATCAGCATTTTGAAAGGAGGGAGCTTTAAATGCCAACACCAACAAAACCAGCAAATGTAATTAGACTGGAAAAAAAGAGTCATCGAACAAAAAAAGAGCTGGCATCTAGGGAAAATGCGGAAAAAGCTCTTTTGACTGGAGAAAAATTAAAAGAAAGAAAAGAAGTAAAAAGTGATCCAGTAGCTCACAAAGAGTTTCTAAGAATAAAAAAACTCCTTGAAAAAATAGAGAAAAATGACGATCTATATAGCAGTGTTATCAATCGTTATTGTCAATTATATGCAGAATGTAAGGATTTTGAGGACAAAAGAGAAGCAATTTATAAGCAATTGCTTGATCTTCAGGAGAATTGTCAGAAGATGATTGATGAAGAAGAAATGACAATGAAAGAGTATTATAACCTAGAACTTGGAATGCAGAAAAATCTGGTTTCCCTGGATAAGCAAGTGCAGGCAAAGAGGAAAATGCTGCTTGATATTGAGAAAGAAAACATCATGACGATTGCATCTGCATTAAGGTCCGTTCCGAAGAAAACCGAAAAGAAAGATAATCCTCTTTTGGCGGTTTTGAATGGTTCGTGATGGAAGAGCATACAAGTATGCACAATGGGCAGTTTCTGAAACAGAAGGAATGGTACCGCATTATGTTAAGGTACAAGCTCAACAATGGATGGATATTGTTGATGACTATAATGAGGATGCTTATGTAGATGAAAAAGAATTTGAGAAGATATGTAACTTGTTAAAGCTGATGATCCATCCAGACGTTCATTGCAGCATTTATGATGCAATGGAAGATTATGCGTGGTTATTGGTCACAGCGGCACTTTGTACGATGTGGAGAGAAGGAAGTGAGATCTATGATGATAACAAAGTTAATTTTGAATCTTGCAAGATCAGATATTACACGACAGCTCTGTTAGAGATATCGCGTAAAAATCATAAGACATTTTATTGTGCAGTAATCATAATATTGTTAATGCTGACAGGTGTTGGATTTGGAAGATACTTTTCCGTTGCACCAACACTTGCTCAATCATCGGAATTAAAGCTTGCAGTTCGAAAGATACTGAAAAGCAGCCCCTTATTGGTAGATGAGGAAGATCCAGCATTTAAAATCTTACGAAGCGAAGTTATTTGTAACATTAACGAAAGTAATTTCACACCATTGGCGTACAGTAACGATAACTTGGATTCAAGACTGGCGAATGCGTTTGTTGCAGATGAAGCTGGTGGAATGGATTCATATCCGCTGGAAGCAATGCGATCATCTCAGATCGAGATCATTAATAATCTCGGAATGGTCATAAGCACGCAGTACCCGAACGATGATAATGTTTTCATTGATGAGGTTGATATTGCAAAAAAATTATTAGATGGAGTACTTGAGTCTGAGGACGTTGGTACATATTTTTCTCTACTTTACGAGCCGGATGATGAGTTGAAAACAGGAGAAACATGGCAGAAGGATGACCGCTGTATTTATCAGTCTAATCCGATCGCAGTGGAGAAAAAGGCAGTATATAAGAACATTGTAAAGAAAAGAACCAGTGCAATTCTTTACGAGAACAAGAGAGAAAACTATTTATGCAAACATAATAATATTCGGTATAAAGGTCTTGGAGTCGAAGGTTATATTGATATCCAGAAAGTCAAATTATGCCGGGATCAGATAGAAAAAGAGTGGTGGCAAGGCAGAAAAGTCTGGATCGGACTGGATTTATCTCTGTCTGAGGATAATACAGCATTTGCGATGGTTACAGAAGAAGATGGAGTCATTTATACGAAAGTGCTTGGATTCTTACCAGATGGAAGGATTGAGTATAAAACAAATAAAGAGCATGTAAATTATAAACGCTGCATTGATCATGGTGACTGCATCGCATGCGGTGATGAAGTTATAGATTACAGAATTGTTGAAAATATAATTATGACTCTGGAAGAAGAATATGGCGTGACGATCATGCAGATCGGATACGATAAGTGGAATGCAATTTCATCTGTACAGAAATTCGAGGAAGCAGGATATGAATGTGTTGAGATTAAGCAGCACAGTTCAGTGCTTCATGCACCAACCAAACTGTTGAAAGAAAAGATTTTATCCAAAGAATTTGTTTACAATTCGAACAGATTACTAGAGATTAACTTCCAGAACGCCAGATGCACCGAAGACACAAACTTGAATAAATACGTAAACAAGAAAAAATCTGCTGGAAAAGTAGATATGGTAGTGAGTTTGATCAATGCTATGTACTTATTACAGCAATATATGTTGTATGGAGTGGATGATTTCTCTGTACAGACAGCATAGGAAGGAAAGGAAATGGCATTTTTTAAGAAACGAGAAAGAGCAGAGCCGGAACAGGACAATAAAGAAAAGAATGAAAATGATTGTGATGATTTATTGATCAGTACATATCTCGGAAGAAATAATATCACGCGAGAAATGGCAGAAGAAATTCCAGCAATTCAAGGAAATCTTGATCTGATCGTAAAAACAGCTGCTAATGTGCCGATACGTTTATACAAAAGGAATGGAAAACGTGTTGAGGAAATTGAAAATGATCACAGAGTCAGTCTGTTGAATGAAGATACAGGTGATACACTGGATGCAAAAGAGATGAAACAGGCAATGTTTCGAGACTATTTCCTTGGAAAAGGCGGTTATTGTTATGTGAATCGAGATGGACTTAAAATCAGATCTTTACATTATGTGGACCAAAAGAATGTTGGAACTGCAAAAGATCCGGATGTGATTTTTAAGAGATATGTGATTCTGGTACAGGGAAAATCTTATTTTCCTGAGGACTTTATTACACTTCTTCGGAATACAACAGACGGAGTGAAGGGACACAGTATCATTGAAACGAATAAAACCTTGATTTCTATCATGTACAACAACATGAAGTATGAAGAAACTCTTGTGAAGACTGGTGGAAATAAAAAAGGTTTTATAAAATCACCAAGATCGCTGACGCAGAAAGCATTAGACAGTATCAAGGCTGCATTTAAGAAACTGTACCAGAATAATACAGAAAATGTCGTTGTACTGAATAATGGATTGGAATTTCAGGAATCTTCCAACACATCGGTGGAAATGCAGTTGAATGAGAATAAACAGACAAACAGCAATGAGTGCTGCAAGATGCTTGGTATTCCTTCAACGATGTTGTCGGGTGGCGGAAATGAGGAAGATGACAAGAAATTTATTAAGTATTGTGTCACGAATCTGTTGGATGAATTTATGACAGCGATCAATAAAGTATTACTGCTCGAATCAGAAAAAGGGCAGTATTTTTTTGCTCCGGATATGTATGAATTGACAAAAGGAGATATTGATAAACGTTACAATGCATATAAGACAGCAACAGATAGTGGATGGTTACAGGTAGATGAGGTAAGAGAACGTGAAAACATGGAACCGCTTGGTATGAATATGATCAAGTTAGGACTTCAAGATGTTTTATATGATCCAAAGACTCAGATGCTATATGTACCAAACACGAATCAGATGCACAAATTAGGAGAAGGAGGTAACGGAGAAGGCGAATCGAAGTAAGAGCTGGACAGGATGGAAAGAAGTCCGTCATTATCGAAGGATATGTGAATGTGACAAATCGAAGATCAAGACCGATTCCAGACGGAAAAGGCGGGTATTTTTTAGAAGAAATTCAACCTGGAGTGTTCCAGCGAGCAACAAAAAAGGCAGAAGAAATTAAATTATGTCTTGATCACCGCAGAGAAATCGGTGGAACAAAGAGTAATCTGTCACTGAAAGAGGATGTGATCGGATTAAAGGCACGTGCAGAAGTAACAGATTCAGAAACTGTGAAGGCAGCAGAGGAAAAAAGATTAAGAGGTTGGTCTTTTGGTTTCAGAAAACCAAGAGAAGAACGTGCAGAAGAAAATGGGATGAGTATCCGAAAGATCTCAGATCTTGAGCTGACAGAAGTGTCAATTATCGATAACAAGATGAAGCCTTGGTATAATTCGACTACGATTGAAGCCAGAGCAGAAGGTGAGGATGAAATCGAAGTCAGAGCCCAGGAAGATGATCTTGACTATATAAGTAATAAGAAACCTGAAAACGATGCAGAAAAAAGCAGAGCAAAGATCAAGAAGATGATCGAAGAAGCCGGAGGTAATATTTAAGGAAGATTACAAGAGTAAACAGAGAAAAAAGCAGACGTATGAAAATGAATATCCAGTTTTTTGCCGGAGAGGGTAAAGAAAAGGATAACATTAAAGCATTAAGAGAAAACAGAGCAGAAAAAGTGGAAGAGTTAAAACTTTTATATGCCACTTTGGAAGCAGAAGAAAGAGCTATTACAGACGATGAAGAAAAACGTGCGGAAACACTCAATGATGAGATTAAGAGAATTGATAAAACCATTCATATCCTTGAAGATATGAAAAAGAATATTGAGGAACGTGGGGAAAGAGAAGATCCAGAGATTGATCCAGATCCAGAAAAAGAAGAAGAGAAAAGAGCAGAAGAGGAAGAAAAAGCCTTTGCAGATTACCTCAGAGGAGTGGTCACGGATGAACATCGTGCTGCAAACATTACAAAAACAGATAATGGGGCGGTGATTCCCAAAACGATCGCAAATAAGATCATTAAAAAGGTCTATGATATTTCTCCAATTCTTGAAAAGACAACAAAATATAATGTAAAAGGTGATCTGGAAATTCCGAAGTATCCAGCAGATTCAGATGATATCACTATGGCATATCATGATGAATTTACAGAACTGGAAGCAAAAGCAGGGAAATTTACAACAATTTCTTTAAAGGGATTCTTATCAGGAGTGCTATCACTGGTATCTAACTCACTGATCAATAATTCACAGTTCGACATTGTATCCTTTGCAATTGATCAGATGGCATATAACGTATCACGATTCGTTGAAAAAGAACTTTTGATCGGAACAGACAACAAGATTGAGGGTCTGAAAGGTGTAGTGCTTACTACAACAGCAGAGAAAGCAACAGCGATCAAAGCAGATGAACTGATCGATCTTCAGGATTCTATTAAAGATGCATTCCAGACAGATGCGATCTGGATAATGAACTCTAAAACAAGAACGGCAATCCGTAAATTAAAAGATCAGAATGGAAGATATCTGTTACAGGATGACGTTAATGCACCATTTGGAAAAGTGTTGTTAGGAAAACCAGTGTACTGTTCTGACAACATGCCAGAGCTGGCAGCATCAGCAACAGCAATCTATTATGGAGATATGTCAGGACTTGCTGTAAAGATTGCAGAAGATCTTGAGATTGCAGTTTTACGAGAAAAATACATGACACAGCACGCTACAGGAATTGTTGGATGGATGGAAATGGATTCAAAAGTCGAAAATGAGCAGAAGATTGCAAAAATGGTTATGGCTGCGGAGTAACAGATGAAAATTAGAGCAAAAGCCGATTTTTATGGATCTATAAAGATGGACAAAGATGAGACACGGGAGATTGAAAATGATCCCGTGATCTCTGATCTGTTAAAAATGGGATTGATAGCGATCCTAGATGAACAGGAAGGCGGTGAGTCAGATGAGAGTGAGCGAAATTGACGAAGATTATCTTGTGAATTATCTGAAACTAGATGAACCAGATGATGACGATATCAAATTTGCTCAGACCTGTCTGGATGCAGCGAAAAGTTTTATCAGAGGGCAGACAGGTCTTAATGACGAACAGATTGATGCATACGAAGATATTACGATCGCAGTATTGGTACTCACACAGGATATGTATGATAATCGTCGATTGTATGTCGAAAAAAGCAATGTAAATAAGGTAGTAGACAGCATTATTTATCAGTATGCGGAGAATTGGTTATGAAAGAGATCAACATCGGAAAGATGAATAAGAAAATATACATATGTACACCAAGAACAACACAGGATGAAATGGGACAGGATATCATGACCTATGAAAAGGGAAAAAGGATATGGGCAACCGTAAAATCTGTGCGTGGTGGTGAATATTATGATGCTTTGAAGCTGTCTCCAGAGGTATCTTATATCATTTATACAAGATACAGGAAAGACATACATCCAGATACGATCCTTATGTATCACGGAAAGAAACTGGAAGTGAAGCATGTCGCTGATATTGAAGAAGAGCAGGTAATGCTTGAGATTCAGTGTACAGAGTATAAGAAAAAAGGAGCAGATCATGGATGGATTGGAATTTGACGGACTGGATGATCTGGTTGATGGATTAGAAAATGCAGTCAGCAAGTATCCAGATCTTGCAGAGGCAGGATTAAAAAAAGAGCAAAAAGATTTTAAAAAAGATATGATCCGTGAGACATGGAGTGCAGTGGATAAGCACACAGGAAATCTTGTACGAGGCTTTCGATTTTCAGCAATCAGAGGAAACAGATCTAATATGGAAACAGATTTCTATGCAGAGGGCAGCAAGAAAGGTGCGCATTTTCATTTGGTCAATAATGGTCATGAAATGGTAACGGTTGTCAGCCGGAACGGAAAGAAGGTTCAAGGTGGTGGGAAGACCGTTGGATTTGTTGCCGGGCGCAGAATCAAAGAACCAGTGATCGAGAGGTGGCATCAAGAACATGCAAAGAGAGCTGAAAAAATGCTGGAAAAGATTCATGAGGAAATTGAAAAATGATACCAATCAAAGAACTGAAAGCAAGTTATATCAAGGTTTTGCGTGAAGCAGTTCCGGGTATGAGAATTTATAGTAATGAAGTAGAGGAAGGTTATGAAACGCCATCCTTATTTGTTCAGATGATTCCTCTGATATTTAAACAGAGGGAGACGGCAAGTATCACACGATCAAGTTATATGTTTGAAACGACGTTTTTACAGTATAAGAAAAATGATGCCGAACAGCTTGAAATCATGGAAAAGATAAGAGACAAATTAGGTGATCATTTGGAAGTGGAAGACCGGAAGATATTTGTGGAAGAACCAGAGATTCAATACACCGGACAGACTCATAATATCATACAATTTGTTTTCAAAGTTGAATTTTTAGAAGACTGCCGACAGGCAGCAATAGAGCAGATGATGCAGGAAGTTAATATGAAGGAGATGATAACAAAGGGGAACATGCAGCATTAATATAACCTTTATTGAAAAAGCAAAGACAGTGATCGAAAGATCTGGAAGTAAAAACGTAGGTCTGATTATTCCTGGAACAAACAATGACAGGATTTTAAAGATTGCGCCAGGAGATAATATTCCAAGTGCTGGATTAAAGTACAAAGAACAGATTGAGATGGCACTGATTGGAAACACGGTCAAACCGAAAAAGCTGGTCGTTGCATTTTCAGGAGCAGATCATGCAGAGATTGACGATGCATTAAATGCATTGGCGGATGAAAATGTAAGTTATGCAGCAGTCAGCGCACAGACAGAGACAGTAGCATTGAAAGTTGTCAGCTGGGTAAAGGAACAGCGAGAAATTGGAAAAAATATCAAAGCTGTTTTACCAGAAAATACAGCGGATAATGAAGCAGTCATAAACTTTTCCACAGAAAGTGTATCAATTGTTGATAAGTCATACACTGCAGAGCAGTTTTGTGCCAGAATGGCAGGATTGTTTGCAGGAACACCGATTACAGAAAGTGCAACATATGCGGTGCTGCCAGAAGTGACAGATTGTACACGAATGTCCAAAAAAGAGATGGATTCAGCAATTGATGCAGGAAAACTGATCCTGTTTTATGAAGACGGAGAAGTCAGAGTTGCACGTGCAGTTAATTCATTTACAACAAAGACCGATGAAAAAGGAGATCAGTATAAAAAGATTAAGCTGGTCGATATTATGGATACTATCAAGAGTGATCTAAGAAGCACAATCAGAAATGAGTGGATTGGAAAAAAGGTCAATACTTACGATAATAAATGCCTTTTGATCTCTGCAATTCAGGGATATATGGATGATCTTGTGTTACAGAATGTCTTAGAATCTGCAACAGTAGAAATTGATATTAATGGAAACAAACAATATCTTGAACAAAATGGTGTGGATACTACAGATATGAGCAGTGATGATATCAAGAAAGCAAATACAGGAGACAAAGTATATTTAGTTGCACATATCAAAATGAATGATGCAATCGAAGATGTAACGTTAGAAATCAGCATTTAAAGTTTTGTCAGAGTCTGACAAAGATATTCAGGAGGTAACAAAGGGATAATTATAAACCAGATCATGTCATAAATGGAACATTCGGAAATGTATGGTTAAATGATCAGTACATGGCAGAATCTACGGCATTGCAAGCAAAGTATAAGATTACAAAAAGTGATGTTGTACAGACCAATACGTTAAGCAAAGGGCAGAAGATCACACAGTTAGAAGGAACTGGGACATTAAAAATGAACAAAATTTCTTCTTATATGATAAAACTGTTGCTTGCAGATATTAAAAAAGGGATCATGCCGGATATTACGATCATAACAGCATTGAAAGATCCGGCATCACTTGGAACAGAAAGAGTCAAAATTACAGGAGTTAGTTTCGATGAGCTTACACTGGCAGATTGGGAAGCAAACAAGTTAGGCGAAGAATCCTACCCATTTACGTTTGCTGATGCAGAACCAATCGACTTAATTTAGGAGGATAAGATGAATTTAGTAGAGAAATTATTACAGCTTGACAAGAAAGATGTTCGAGATAATAAAACAGGAACTTATAAATCAGGGAATATGCAGCAGCTGGTTGGTGATCCAACGATTACGATTCAGGAAATTGATGCGGAGCGACTGATGGAATTACAGACATTACCGCTTGATAAGGCAGGTAATTATAATTTCCAACAGGGATATGCAGCCAACTTAATGACAGTAGCAGAAGGTGTGATCAATCCAGATCTTAAAAGCAAAGAATTGCAGGAGCATTTTGGAGCAATCAATGCCTCTGATCTTGCGAAAATTCTGTTTAAAACAGAAGTGCCGGAGATCGCAACAGAAATTGCTAATTTATCAAGTCCAGATGTGGTCGATGAAGAAGAACTAAAAAACTAATTCACGAAAGAGGAGATATACAGATGGCATATCTCCTCTTTCGCGATCATAATATGACTCCGTCGCAATACTATGATCTTGGACCAAATGAGAGAGCAATGCTGAGAGCATTTATAAGACAGGAATGCCAGGAAAGAGAGGAATTGTACAAGGAGCAAAGTAGTTGATGCAACACTACGACTGATAGATAAGTATACCGAACCATTGAAAAAAGCTGCAGAGCAGACACAGCATCAGGTTGGCTACATGAAACGGCAGGCGAACCAGATTAAGAGTGTTGGAAAGAGTATGTCCAGTTTTGGCTCATCTCTGACGAAAAATGTAACAGCTCCGATTCTTGCAACACTTGGAGCAACTGGAAAGATGGCTGATACATTTGAAAAAGATATGGGTCAGGTCAATACGCTTTTGGATAACAAAGAGCATCTGCAAAAGTACAAGGATACAGTGATTCAGGTGTCGAATGATACAGGAATTGCATTAGGAACAGTATCAAAAGGTGTATATCAGACGATCAGTTCCATTGGAGATCTTGGAAAGAAAACACAGGATATCTTTTCAATATCAGCAAGAGCGGCTAAAGGTGGAGGTGCTTCCGTAGCAGAATCAGTAGCATTGATCAGTTCTGGAATGAAAGGCTATGACAGTGTGAATGTCAAGACGGCACAATCAATCAGTGACATGGCTTTTATGACCCAGAAGTTAGGTGTTACGACATACAAGGAGCTGGCATCAAGTATGCAGCCTCTGTTTCCACTTGGAAAATCGTTGAATGTATCATATCAGGAATTGTTTGGAAGTATGGCAACCCTGACAGGTGTGACAGGAAATACAGCGGAAGTCACCACGCAGATGAAAGGATTGTTTACTGGTTTATTGAAACCAACGGATTCCATGTCGAAATTAATGCAGAAATATGGATATCAAAATGGACAGGCAATGATCAAATCAGAAGGAATGTCTGGAGTACTAAAAATCTTGCAAAAGGAAACAGGCGGACAGTCAGATAAAATGGCAAAGCTGTTCAGTAATTCCAGAGCATTAACAGCGGCAATCGCATTGACTGGATCACAGTATGATACATTTCGAGAGAAAACAAAGAAAATGAATCAGGCATCAGGAGCAACAGAAAAAGCCCTGAAAGATATGAAAACGTCAACGAGTGACATAAGAAAAGCAATCAATTCAGCAAAAAACTCATTGACGGTCTTTGGAAGCTCTGTATTGAAAGTTGTTGCGCCATCAATTACTACAGGTGCAACAAAACTTGCTGATTTTGCAAAGAAATTTTCAAAGCTGAATCCCGAAACGCAAAAATTTATTGTAAGAATGGCGTTGACTGTTGCAGCAGTGGGTCTGGTAATAAAAATTATTGGAACACTTACAACAGGAATAGGAAGTCTTGCAGGAAGAATGGTCACACTGTATGGAAAGTTCTCGCAGGCAGAAAGTATATCTGCGTTCTTAGGGCCTGGAGGAAAGATTGCTTTAGTATTGGCGGCGATCGCTGTTGCGGCGGTGCTTGTATATAAAAACTGGGATAAAATAACCGCCGGAGCAAGAAAAATGCAGAAGGCAGTTGTAAAGGCAATGAATGATGCAGGAGTTGATACTCAAAAGCTTGGCAAGACAGTGCGCCAGATTGGAACAATGGCAGTGAGTTCTTTTGGAAAAATAGGAAAAGCAGGAGCTGCGGTTGTTAAATTTTTAAGACCAGTTGCAACATTTGTTGCTGGAGCATTTAAACTTGTATTTGGAGCTACATTTAAATTTATTATAGCCAGAGCATCAGGATGGCTTAAATCAACACTGGACATAATTCATGGAGTTACAACAGCATTTAGTGGAATCATAACATTTTTAGAAGGCGTTTTCACAGGAAATTGGAAAAAGGCATGGAATGGCGTTAAGACAATTTTCAAAGGAGCATTTGAAGCAATCGTTGGATTCGCAAAACGTCCTTTAAATCAGGTGATCGGGCTTGTAAACTCCGTGATTTCTGGATTGAATGGAATAAAAATCCCAAGCTGGGTTCCGAAACTTGGCGGCAAAGGTATTAATCTTCCAAAGATTCCAATGCTAGCAAGAGGTACAGACAATTGGAGTGGTGGTATCGCCCAAGTTCACGAAAAAGGCGGAGAGATCATAGATCTCCCGAGAGGAACGCGTGTATATCCACATGATAAGTCAGTACAGATGGCAAGGAATCAGGGAAATAAGACTTATAAGATTGAAAAATTTGCGGATACGATCATTGTGAGAGAAGAAGCAGATATTGATAAAATAGCAGAGAAACTTGCAGAGAAATTAGAAGCAATACCGGCATAAAAGGAGAATGGAAGGGAAATTTGGTTAAATAATGGAAATGACAAGATCCGGTTTCCGGTATTGCCATCTTCCTATAAGATAGGAACATCTGTACAGAATACAACCGAAACTGTACACAGAAAAGGCGAAATAAATATTCTTGGAGACAGAAATTTAGAAACGATTGAAATAAGTTCTTTTTTTCCAGCGCAAGAATATCCATTTTGCCAATATAAAGGATTTGATACAAATCCGATAAACTATATCAATAAAATCAAAAAGTGGGAGTATGAAAAAGTGACTCCCACTTTTGTTATGACAGGAGACGTTGACTTTAACAAAACAGTGTCAATAGAAAGTCTTGAGTATGGAAAAGATGACAGTACAGGAGATATCGCGTTCACTTTGAACCTGAAAGAATATATCGCGGTCTCATATTCGGCAGCAAAAAAGAAAACATCAAATGGAAAGAAAGTAAAAAAGAAAAACAGCAGTAAAAAAAGAAGCAGTAAAAGTGTAAAAATAACATCTTATACTGTGAAAAAAGGAGATACGCTGCGCAAGATCGCAAAAAAGAAAACAGGAAGTTCTTCAAACTGGAAGAAAATCTATACGAAGAATAAAAAAGTGATCGAAAGTGCAGCAAAGAAACATAAAAGAAGATCAAGCAGTAATGGAAGATATATTTATGCAGGTACAAAGTTGGTGATTGAGAAATGAGCTTAAATTTAAAAGTTGAATGGAAGGGAAATGATATTACCAGTACGATCAGTTCCATTACCTGGTCCGGAAGTGCTTATTCATCTGCCAGATCGCTAGAGTTTAGTATAGTGAATCCAGCAGGAGATACACATTTTAAAACACCGGATATTAAGCTAGGAGATCTGATATGTTTCTATAATGGAAAAGACAAGCTATTCCATGGAAAGCTGACAAAGAGAGAAAGAAAAGGGGAAGCCGGAACAATTACATATACAGCACAAGATTATATGTTATATCTGATCCGGAGTAAAGGAACCTATAAATTTAAGAAAAAGAAGCCGGAGCAGATCACACAATTGATCTGCAAAGACTTAAAGATAAAAACAAAAAGTATTGCAAAAACGAATATGAAGATTAAGAAACTATTGTTCCAAGACAAGGAATATTACAACATGATTCTTACAGCATATTCTAAAGCGTATAAAAAAACAGGTACAAGTTATCAGCTGATCATGGATGGAGATAAATTATCTGTTATAAAAAAGGGATCGATGTTAAATGTAACATTGGATCAAAAAGAAGGTATCACAGAGAGTTCCTATGAGCAGTCAACAGACAGCATGGTAAATAAGGTTGCAATTTACAATTCCAAGAATAAAAGAATTGGAACAGTTTCCAATAAAAATTGGATTAAAGCATATGGAACATTTCAGGATTCCGTAACTGTTGATAGTGGAAATGGAAAGAAAGAGGCTGAAAATACATTGTCGGGTCTGGATACCAGTGCGTCATTGACAGCTATTGGAGATATCAGATGCAAAGCAGGATATGGAATAAAAATCAATGATGTTGATTCTGGATTGTGTGGAAAGTTCTGGATTGAGAATGATTCGCATGTATTTGAGAATGGAACTTATATGATGACTCTTGAGCTTGCATTTAAGAATGTTATGGAAACAGAGGAAGATGATGCAGAATCAAATGCTTCAGCAACTAAAAGTACAGGTATATTAAATGGGAAAAGAGTAAAGGCATTATTTACAGCGTATTATCCGGCATCAAATAAGATGGAGGGCGGTTATTACGATTGCAAGGGAAAGAAACTGGACCCAAGCAAATACACATGTGCAGCACCATCTAGTATAAAGTATGGAAATGAAATACAGGTACTTGGAACAAAGACAAGCAGAGACAAGAAGGTTCATCGAGTCAATGATCGTGGCGGTGCAATCAAAGTTGTAAACGGTGTCTACCATTTTGACCTGCTAATGAAAACAAAAGCTCAATGTAACCGTTTTGGAAAACGTACCGGATACGCAATTATAGGAAATGGTACCGGATACAAGCAAACATCTGCAAGTAATACAAAAGCAGATAAGGTTATAAAGAAAGCAAAAAGTTTTATAGGAGAAGTAAAATATGTCTACGGTGCATCATCTCCACAGTCAGGAAAATCCGATTGCTCTGGTTTTACATCTTATGTATTTAGAACCACAGCAGGTAAAAATATCGGAAGAACAGCATTAGCACAATCGCAAAAAGGAACGAAAGTACAAAAAAAGAGTTTGAAAAAAGGCGATCTGGTTATTTTTCAAGGAACATACAAAGCAGGAGCTTCTCATGTCGGCATTTATGCCGGATCGGGAAAGTTTGTGCACTGTTCAAGCAGTGGCGGTGTAAAAGTCAGTAATCTGAATGATTCATATTACGTGAAACACTGGCAGCAAGGAAGGAGAGTTCTTAGTGAATAGTTATGAGAGGCTGTTAAGGATCATGCAGCATCAAGGTAAAAAAGGAAATAACACAGGATTGCAGATGGCAAGAGTGGTACAAGACCAAGTGGTATGCAATGAATTAAAGCTTGATCCAGAAGATTATTACATAGCAGATGGTTTAGTACTTAATGATGGAGACATGGTTTTGGCGTATCAGATCAGTGACGATAAATACATAATTATATGCAAGGTGGTGAATACATAAGGTTTCCATTTGAAGAAGAGACAGAAGAACTTATCAATGAAGAAGAGGAAGAAGAATATTATCCAAGAGAGTTTGATATAGATTTCACTACTGGAAAATTAACAGGAAGAATCGCAGAAGGCGCAAGAGCTATTGCAGTGTGGGCTTATCTGGCAATTAAGATTGTGCGATATAGATATATTCAGTATTCATGGGAATACGGAAATGAAATGGTAAATCTGATCGGACAAACATATTCTGATGAGTATGTGAAATCAGAAATAAACAGGATGTTAACAGAGTGTCTTGAGGTGAATCCGTATGTCAATGGTATTGAGAACTTGGAAATTGAAAAGATAAATGAAACACTTCATATTAAATTTATGTTGTTAACGGATTACGGAGCTGAGGAGGTGGAAACGGATGTATGAGGATATGACCTTTGAAAATATCATGGACGGTATGATGGAAGATATGCCGGATGGCTTGGATACAAGTGAGGGATCACTGATTTATCATTCCTGTGTAAAGCAGGCAGCAAGGTTGGAAGAGGTGTATGTAGAACTTGCAGCATTAACAGATAATCAATATGCAGATACCGCTGATCTTGATCATTTGGTGCAGTTTGGACAAGAAAGAAGGAGATACATAGAAGAAGCTACTGCGGCAGAATTTGAAGGAGTATTTAATGTCTCGGTGCCGATTGGAACTGAATTTTCAGGAGATGACTATAACTACATTGTAACAGACGTGATCAATGAAGAAGAACATAAGTATAAGCTTGAGTGTGAAGATCCAGGAACAGCACCAAATGGATGGTTAGGAGATCTGATGTGTTTAGATGATGTTGATGGTCTGGAAGATGCAACATTAACCAAACTTCTGGTAGAAGGAAAAGATGAGGAAGATGAGGAGTCTTACCGTATGAGAATAATGGATTCGTTCGGTATTCAGGCGTTCGGTGGAAATCGTGCATATTATAAAGAAAGAATAAGTGCGATTGATGGTGTTGGAGGTGTCAAAACATATCGACGAAAAGGAACAATTATACCAATCGTGATTATATCAGATGAATATCGAAAAGCAGAAAGCAAGCTGATTAATGATGTGCAGACGCAGGTTGATCCAATAGAACAAACAGGAGAAGGAATTGGAATTGCACCAATTGGACACTCTGTATCGATTGCAACTGTGACAGAATATACAGTTAATGTATCTGCAGTTGTTGTATATGATACAGGATATTCTGCAGAAGGATTAAAAACGCAAATCGAAAATGCAGTAGAAGAATATCTGTTATCACTGAGAAAGAATTGGATAAACAGTGATTCTATCATTGTAAGACGAGCAGGTATTGAAAATGCTATTTATAACATAGAAGGGATCACAGATGTGAGCAATATATTGCTAAATGGTGGGACAGAAAATATTACGTTGAAAGAAAATGTCATTCCAATTAAGGGGGCGGTGTCATGCAGTTAAATATTCCGCCTGTGATTGAAAATATTGAAGAAATAAAAGCAATCTATGAGGCAGAGGAAAAAGTTGGACAGCAATTAGAAGATGAAATAAGAGACAGAGATCTAGACACTTGTATCCGAACTTCTACAGAATATGGAATTGCACGACGTGAGAAAATCTTAAAAATACAGCCACAGGATACAGATAGTTTAGAAGATAGAAGATTCAGAGTGTTGACAAAGTGGTATGATGATTGCCCATATACAAATCAGGATCTTATAAATAGGCTTGATAATTTGCTAGGCAATGGGAACTATACCTTGGTAATTTTACCAGAAACAATGGAATTAAAATGTCTGGTAGAGTTAACAAGAAAGCAAATGTATAACGATTTCGAGCAACTCTTAGAAGAGATTGTGCCATTGAATATGACGATAGATATTGGATTAAGATATAACCAATATGATACATTACATGGATTTACACATGATTATTTACACACATATACAAACGAACAGGTTAGAAATACTGTATTGAAAGGAGAGTAAGATGGCAACAAAGACAACAAATTATGGACTGACGAAACCAGAAGGATCTGATTTTTATGATATTGGGGTGCAGAATGACAACATGGATATTATTGATAAGCAGATGAAAGCAAATGCGAATGATATTGCGCAGTTAAATTCTGACTTAAATAACAGAATAGAATTTACAATTACTAGCATAGATTCAAAATATGCATTCACCGGAAACAGTTATAAACATAATGGAAAAGTATATATAAATGGATATTTCCATTGCAATTCTCCTAGTGTTGGGATTACAACTTGTTTTTTTGTTCCAGAAGGTTTTAGACCTAAAATAAAATGCGGATCGGCTTGCTATACCGATGATGATGTTAATTTTAATAATATTGGTGCTGTTAAAATTGACACAAATGGTGATATAACAATATATTTTCCTACAGTGTACTCAACATGTGTATATACCTCCATAGTATATGATATAGATTAATTTAATTTACGATAAATCATAAAATTAATCCTAACAGCACCGTTTGTATCACTGGATAATCCTATGTTTATATTTAAATTTGTATTATCCCATTGTAAAGCAGCACCTGTTACCAGACCTTGATACGCATTCCAATCACCGTTGCAAGCTGCTATATATAACTTTTCGTTATTTATGTCTGATATTTGCATGCCTAATGCTTTTGCAATTTCAGACTGACATCTTTGCCAGTAAATCATTTTGTTGCTTGTTCCAGAAAATACTTTTGATAAAAATGCTCTTTCAGAATTTAGCTGCGGAAGTCTACGAATCCTCCGCAGCGGAAAAGAGTATAATGCACACATAACACACAAAGGAGAAAGTATTATGCGTGACAGAATTATAAGCAATGTTTTGATTAAAATGGGTAACAGAATCAAGAAAAAAGAATTACAATTTCTTGAGAACGTGCTAGTGGAAGAGCTTGGAGATGTGCAGATCAAAAGAGAATCAACAGACTTGATTAAATACAATGACAGCTTCGAAAAACTTAAGGACATGTTCTTGGCGACGCTGATCGTAGAAAATAAGTCAAATCGAACGATTAAGCAGTATAATCTGCATCTAACACAGTTCGTGGATTACTTTGCTAGTAAAGAAGTGAAGGATATTGATGCAACAGATATTAGAAGCTTTTTGTATGCCTACAAACAAAGCAGAGGCATATCGAATTTATCCTTAAACAATAAGCGATCAGCGATATCCTCGTTTTTTAGTTGGCTGACTGATGAGGAGTACATCGACAAAGATCCAACTCGAAAAATTAAGAAAATCAAAGTAACAAAGAAAAAGAAGAAGGCGTTTACAGCTGATGAAATGGAACGTATGCGTATAGCATGTACGGATATTCGCGATCGGGCGTTGATAGAGATGTTAGCATCTACAGGTTGTCGTGTCTCAGAACTAAGCAGTATAAGGCTAAACGATATAGATTTTATTCGAAAGAAAGTGCGGATCATTGGTAAGGGAGATAAAGAGCGAACAGTGTTTATATCAGATCAGGCAATGATTTATCTGAATAGATATTTAGAAACCAGACAAGATAATAACATTTCACTTTTTGTTTCTAAGAGGTATCCATATGATCAATTAAGAAAAGACGGAATCGAGCGAATTGTAAGAGATTTAGGAAAATCATGTAATGTATATGCACATCCGCATAAATTCCGACGGACGTTATGTACGCAATTGATTAAGCGAGGCATGCCGATTCAGGATGTTGCGATCTTGTTAGGTCATGCAGACATTAATATGACTGCTGGTACATACTATGATGCTTCGGACGATATGATTGAATATGAATATATTCGTTATGCAGCTTAAATAATAATCAATCTAATATAAACTATTAAATCTGCTAAAAAGGGAAGGAGATTTTATTTTTATGCAAAAAATTAAAGTTAGGAGCAGATCTCCATGTATTTGTTTAGAAAATGTGAAAAATTAAATATCAATAGCACAACTAAATTCTGATAAAGAAAATAAAAGCAACAAAATATTCAAAAATAACGGCCAATCAAACGATATTACAATCGAATTTGAGAATATTGCTGAGGTTAGTAAAAAATGTGATAAATTTCCGGTACTTTTCTGGGGAACCGCAAATGGTAATCCTGTTTTTGCTCAATTTCTTATTTCTTTAGAAAATTTACATATTTCACAGGTTATTACATCGAATGTGACAAACTCAATAACTGCGAGTATTGATTGGTATTCATTAACAGTTCATGGATTGTCGCATTATGGATTTTTTGTGTTTGAAGCTCCCCCAGGTGTAAAAATCAAGCAAAATGGGATTGATATTTAAAGTTCAATCGCAATTGAAATATAATAAAATCCTTTTGGCATGTTTGAATTTATTGTGATTGCATTAGAACCTTTTGGAAGTTGCAAGAGAGTAATTTCCTGTCCAGTAGCTTGTACAGGAACTAACATGCCAGATTCTGCCTTTGCAGCGATTAATCCTTCTATTGTAAGAAACGAATACGATGGAAACCATTCAAACGGTACATCAATACCACCCATAATGACAAGTTCTTTGCCAACTTTGAACATATTTAAGTATGTCTTCAAGTTCCCATTTGCGTTTATTCTAAAATCTAATGCAGTATCAGAATTTAGTTGTGCTATTGAATAAAAACAGATAAAAAGGAGAAAAAGATATGGCTGTAAAAACAGTACAGGCGACTATTAACGGTCAAACATATACGTTAACACTTAACAGTACAAGTGGAAAGTATGAAGCTACGGTAACAGCTCCGTCTAAGAGCTCGTACAATCAATCCGGACATTATTACGGAGTAACAGTAAAAGCAACCGACGTTGCAGGAAACATAACAACAAAAGATGCAGCAGATGCAACTCTTGGAACATCTTTACGTTTACAAGTAAAAGAAAAAGTTGCACCTATTATTGCAATAACAGCACCGACAATTGGAACATACTTAACGAATAATAAACCGACGATTACCTGGAAGGTAACAGATGCAGATTCAGGAGTTAATCCGGCAACAATTGGAATTACGATTGATAGTGGAACAAAAATAACAGGAAATTCAATTGCTAAAACGGCGATCACTGGAGGATATCAGTGTACATATACACCGGCAACAGCATTATCTGATGGTAGTCACACAATCAAACTTGATGCAAGTGATTATGATGGAAATGCAGCAGGTACAAGTTCAACATCATTCAAAGTTGATACAGTACCACCAACATTAACACTTTCAAGTCCGGCAGATAAACTTGTGACAAATGCTGCATCTTGCACAGTAAAAGGTACAACAAATGATGTAACATCAAGTCCAGTCACTGTTACAGTTAAGCTTAATTCTGGAACGGAAGAAACTGTTTCGGTCGGAAATGATGGAAGTTTCAATAAAACACTTACTCTTACATCTGGTACGAATACAATTATAGTTGTTGCAAAAGATAGTGCAGGAAAGACAACTACAGTAACACGTACAGTTACATTAGACACAACCGCACCTACGATTAAGAGCGTAAAGATTACACCAAATCCAGTAGATTGTGGAAAAACATTCGTGATCAGTGTAGAAGTTACAGATTAGGAGATGAGTATGGTCAAAAGAGTATTCGGAAAGGTCGATGGCATAGAAGTGAATTATGATCATAGCAAAGGGGACTGGTGGAATGTACCAGTCCCACTTGATATAGATGGAGAATATGTGATCGAAGTAATAGCAGAGGACGAAGCAGGGAACCAAAGCTTTATAACAAGATTATTATATACTGTAAAAGGCGAAAACATTTGTGTGCATCAGTTACCACTTTCTGGATACTTGTTTGACAAAGTTGAAAGAAAAATATGCTTTGACAGGATGTACCCAAAATGTAAGGAGGTACAAAGAAGATGATAACTTTCATTCTAGGAGAAGACAGGCATGTAAAATATTTTGTACATTCTATAGGAAAATATGAATATTTTGCAGTGAAAGAAGCTCAATTTTCTCTTATCTATAATGGAGAAGAAGAGATTTCTGGAGAATGCGAGATTGAAAAGGATGAAGAAAAGCATGGCTATTATATAGATGTTAAAATACAGCCGGCACAAAAAAGTAAGTTGTATGTATTGGAAATAACATTGAAAATAGCTGATGAAATTATAAAAAACAGGGAGAAGATGGAGGTAATTTGATAAATGCTAAAAATAGAAAAAGTTGAATTATCTCCGAATCCAGTAAGTGTTAATGGAAAGGTTAAGATTTCAGTGACAATAGTTACACATGAATATCTTAATAAAAATTATACACACAAGAAATTGGCAACATATACACATAAACAGTTGAAGGACAGAGGTACTACATAGTGAAAATCAGAGCAAGACCGAAATAGGTCTTATTTTTATGCAAAAACTAGATAAGAAAGGACGATTAAAATGATGAAAGAAATTATTATCCTATTAAGCAACAATATGCTTTTTAAGGCATTACTTATTTGTGTGTCATTAGATTCAATACTTGGAGCACTGCGAGCAATCAAGGAACATAAGTTTAATTCATGCGTAGGAATTGATGGGGCAATCAGAAAAGCAGCAATGTTGTTTTCTGTATGTTTACTGATGTCAATTGATGTGATCATGAATATTAATGTATTGAGTTTTGTACCAGAACAATACGTGCAGATTCTGGGAATTAACAAAATGGGAATCTGCGAATTTTTCAGTCTTTTGTTCATATTATATGAGGCGGTCAGTATTTTGAAAAATATGACTTTATGTGGACTTCCAGTGCCAACAAGAATCAAGAATTTTATCCAGAAGTTCTTGGAGGATATGACTGAGGAATTACCAGATCAGGAAGGAGAAATGAATCATGAAATTTAAAAATAAATTTGCTCATAAAAGTAACTATGGACCAATAAGACCATTGAGTAACATTAAATATATCGTAATTCACTTTACTGGAAACAAAGGGGACACAGCTTTAAATAACTGTAAATATTTCCAAAGTGCAAATAGACATGCATCAGCACATTGTTTTATTGATGGCAGTGGAACAGTTTATAAATCAGTATCATTAAAAAGAGTCGCGTGGGCTGTTGGTGGATTATATAGTCAGAAAAATGGCGCAGGATCGTTTTATAAAAAATGTACAAATGCCAATAGTTTAAGTATTGAGATGTGTAACAGTGCTGGTAAAGTTCCAGAAAATGTATATAAAGATGCAGTTGTGTTGACAAGATATTACATGAAGAAATATCATATTTCGGCAAGTCGCGTGATTAGACATTGGGATGTGAATGGAAAAGATTGTCCAGATCCATGGGCAGGAAAAGATAATGCCGGATGGAAGAAATTCAAGAAAGCAATTTCAAAATAAAAATGCTAAACAAAATGCTAAACAAAAGCATTTTGAAATATGAACTATATGCGATTATTTCAGAAAAATATGTTAGAAAAACAGCATAAAAACGTCAAAATAAGAGAAAAGAACTCGCAAGAATCCCCTCTCAAGGTCGAATCACGAGTTCGATTCTCGTTGGAGTCATAAGCTACAAACCTAGCAAATACGCGGTTTGTAGCTTTTTTGTTTTTCTGGAGAAAAAAGTGCTAAACAAAATTACTAAACAAAATTCAATTTTCGTTTCCTGTCTTAAAAATAATATTCTCAAAAGCATCCAAAGATTGTTGCTTTCGATCCCCATGAATGTGTGCATATTTCTGCAAAAAAGTGGCAGGAGTATTCCCCATGATTTCAGATAGAACTTTATCAGATTCCCCACGCTCATAGTTTGTTGTTGCAAATGTATGCCGGCAGCCATACAGAGTGATCACAGGCAAGTTTTCCTCATGGTTCGCGTTATAACGCTTCTCAGTTCTGGTAAACATCCGATAAAGGTGATCAGGGCGGACAGGGGTTCCAGCCTCTGTATTAAAAAGAAAATCATTATCAAACAGATCTGGATACTGTAATCTCATTTCTTTCTTCCAGAGTAATTTTTTCTTAACGATCTTATTTAGAGTATCAGGAAGGTAAACTGCTCTGAAAGAATTAGATCCCTTCATATTGTCTTCCAGTACGCCGTGTTTGTTTAGCGTACGATGCATATAAAAGCATTGACGATCAGGATCATAATCACTTTCTGCAAGTCCACAGGTTTCGGAAGGGCGAGGACCAAGCAAGATCTGGCAGCAAAACATAGCATAGTAATGAGACTCTTTTGCTTCTCTGGAGCTTAAAAAGATAGAGATCTGTTCATCGGACCATGTCTGTTTGACCACGTATGCCACTTTATTTCGTTTTATTCCGATCATTGGATTATCTTTACCATCAATCAATTTTAATGGAGATACGGCAAAGTTAAATACATCACAGAGGACATTGATACATTTGTTTACAGTTTCAGCTCCGTACTTACGTTTCTTTGGGTTGTTTCCATCTTCCAAACTCTTTTTAAAATTTAAAATATGCTTTGGTTCGATTGCAGAAATTGGAACATCTTCAAACACAGGGAAGATATAGCGGTCTAAGTATCCGCGGTAAGTCCGATAAGTCTGATCAGCATAAGTTTTTTTATTTGCTTCTAACCATGTATCCGCAACCTTGCCAAAAAATTCTTCAGATTGTTTCTTCACCTTTTCTTCTTTAACTTCTTTTTTAATTTGAAGGATAAGTTTAGCATCATCCTGTTTAGCATCCTTTTTATTTGCCCTTGATGGACCATAAACACGTTTATGCAGCAATGGATGCCACTGCGATGCCATATAAATCTTTTTTGTTTTTCCTGTTTTCTTACTAACACGTTCCTGTTTAATTACAGCCATATGTATCATCCTTTCTTAAAAAAGGGTACAAAAAATACACCCTCATCAATTTGTAAAATTGGTGGGTGTATGATATAATTCTGGTGTCGAGTCAGAAGCATATCACACACCACGTTGTTGATAGGTTTCTAAATTCCGTCTGGTTGTCAGCCAGGCGGTTTTTTATTTTGACCATTTGGGCGAAGTCACCGAAATGGTATTTGGCAAATTGTTTTGTCAGACTCTGACAAAAGTAATTTAGTTATATAACGTAAAAGACCTCGGATTTTTTAGAGGTGTTCACAATTATAAATTTTTATTTTCACTTATCCCAGCATTCACTATTTGGAATCCCCAATTCTCCTGGGTGAAAAACAGGGTTCTTTCCTTGACGTTTTTGTTGTTGATAATCTTTTAAAGCACTGAATGCATAACGATGTAAATATAAAATAACAACAATATTCATTAATGCCATAAATCCCATTAAAACATCTGCTAAATCCCATATCATCGAAAAATCAGCTTGTGCCCCAAAGAAAATAACTGCAATCGTTACAAGTCTAAAAACAAACAATAAAGTTGGATTGTTTTTTATAAACTTCAAATTACCTTCAGCATAACAATAATTTCCAATTAAAGAACTAAATGCAAATAGAAAAATAGATATTGTAATAAAATGAATTCCAAATTCTCCAATTTCATTGTAAACAGCCATTTGAACATAGGGCATACCAGTAAGGCCTTCTTCAATTCCAAAATTCAAAAGAATAAATGCCGTTGTTGTACAAACAAGCATCGTATCAATAAATACGGAAATCACCTGTACAAGCCCCTGTTTAACAGGGTGTGAGACATCAGCAGTGGCTCCAGCATTAGGTGCTGACCCCATTCCTGCCTCATTACTAAATAACCCACGTTTAATCCCATACATAACACATGAACCTGTAAATCCACCAAAAATAGCTTTGGTATCAAACGCATTTTCGAAGATCATTGCAAATAAATGAGGCAATTGATTGATGTTCATGAGAGTAATATAAATTCCCAATAAAATATATAATCCTGCCATAACAGGAACAATTCGAGAACTCATAACACCAATGCGATGAACACCACCAAAAATAACAAATGCACTGGCAATACTTAATATTGTTCCTACTAATAAGGCACATAACTGTTCATTATCAAAATAGTAAGCCATTGCACTACTTACATTATAAGATTGCAGTCCATTAAACCCAAAGATAAAACAAGAAATAAGCAACACTGCAAAGACAATTCCTAAAAAACGATTTCCTAAGG